CTCTGTTCAGACTGTAGGTGCAGGATTAAGTTATTATGATGGAGGTAGTATTGTAAGTGCTGCCGGAACTTATATTACGAGTTCTAATGCCGATGGAGGTGTAAACTCTGGAAATTACATAAGAGTTGATCATTTTGAACATGGAATGTATTCTAATACAAATAAGCTAATCTTAGATAGAATACAATCTGATGTTTCTCCAACAATACTGTCTTCAAATTTACTTTTAAATCAAACTACAATTAGTGTTGGAAATACATCCAATTTCACAACTTTTGAAGGGCAAACAGTTAGTGGAAGTTATCCAGGATACGTTAAAATTGGAAATGAAATTATAAAGTATGAGGGAGTTGGAACTGGGGAATTGACTGTTGCGACTACTGGAGGAAGAGGTGTTGATAACACCATTCCAATCAATCATTTTGCCGGTGACGTTGTTGAAAAATACGAATTTGGTGGAATTTCATTAAGAAGAATTAATGGAAGAACTGCATCTATTAAAGACCCAATTGATATTGATAGTTATCATGTTGAAATTGATAGATCATCTTCTACTGGTTCTAATAGAGCACAAGATAATTCTACTTCAGGATTGCCACAATTATCATTCATATCCAGAAAAACTGCTGGTGGATCTAGAGTAACTGGCACTCAAAATATTCTGTTTACAGGATTGAGACCAACATATGATATTTCTCTTCCAGGATCACAAACATCGGTAGATTCCTTCATTAGAACTACTTCTGGAACTGGAGTGTCTGGATCAGAAAATTCCTTTAATGATGCAGGGTTCCAACCAGTTCAATTAAACGCATACAATCCTATGGAAACTCCAAGAATTGTATGTTCAGAACCGAATCAGGATCAGTATCTAACTGCACTCCCAAGGAAAAAATCATTTACTACGGGAGTAACATTTAGTTCGACAGATTCTAACTTATCTCCAGTCATAAATCTGAATACAGCATTTACAGAATTCTTCTGTGATAGAATTAACAATCCAGTGACAAATTATGTTACTGATGGAAGAGTAAATGGAATTGGAGATGATCCACACGTTGCAGTTTACTATAGTAATGTAGTAAATCTTACAAATCCTGCAACATCACTGAAAGTTCTTCTTTCGGCATATAGAGATTCTTCCGCAGATTTCAGAGTTCTTTATAGTTTGATTAGAGCAGACTCTAGTGAAATTGAACAGTCATTTGAATTATTCCCTGGATATAATAATCTGAAGCAAACAACTGATGGATTATTACCAATTAATGAAAATCAAAACAGTGGTTTGCCTGATGTTAGAGTTCCTGGAAGTTTTGATAATGAATTCTTGGATTATGAATTTACTGCAGACAATTTAGACTTATTTACGGGATTCTCAATCAAAATTGTGATGTCAACGACAAACCAAGCAAAAGCACCTAGATTCAAAGATTTGAGGACAATAGCAGTAAGATGATAAAAGTTGAAGGCCATTCAAATCTTTATAGAGACGAAAATAGTGGCGCTATCATTAACAATGATAGCGTTGCTTATAATCAATATGTAAATTCCATAAACCAAAAAGAACTAAAAAGAAAGGAATTAGATGACATGAAAAAAGATATTGATGAAATAAAATCACTCCTAAAAGAGTTTCTGAAATCTAATTAGATGGTAATTAATATAAATAGAGCATAGAGGTCTATTAGAGTATCAAATAATGGCTGTTTATGTATCCAACATTGTGATTGAGCAGGGATTTGACTTTGATACTTCATTTGAGTTGGAAGACACCAGAACAAACGCAGCACTCGATTTAACAACTGCTTCGGTCGAAAGTAAATTGAGAAAACATTATGGGTCTTCAACAGCAACAACATTTTCATCTTCAATTACAAATCCCGAAGGTGGCGTGGTTACTATTTCATTGAGTTCTACTCAAACAGTTGATTTAAAACCTGGTAGATATGTTTATGACGTAAAAGTTACAAATAGCGGTAAAATTTTTAAGGTTGTTGAGGGTGCCGCAATAGTAAGAGCTGGGGTAACAAGATAACATGCCTACAATCAAAGCTAGGGTTGGTAGTCAGAATGCCGTTCGTGTTTTATCTAACGCATCTGCACCACCAACAAAATTACTTAACCTAACTGATATAAATTCTACTGATAAAACTGATGGAAATCTCTTGATATGGGATTCTCCAACAGAAACTTTTATTATGGGGAATGACATTGATAGGAATATTCTTATCAGTGATGCAACTTCATCAATAACTGCAACTACTGGTGCATTAGTAATTACTGGTGGCGTTGGGATTGGAGAAAACTTAAATGTTGCTGGTTTAGGCACATTTGGAACTGGATCTAACTCAATTAATATCAATGGATCTACTGGAGTAATAAACGTTGGATCAGGTGTTACTATTAGCACCACTGAGGGAATATTTACTCCCGCATTAATAGTTGGTAATGCCACAAATTCAGGATCGTTAACTGCTGATACCCTTACCATACTTGGAATTACAACATTATCATCCGTCAGTGGATTTACAACTATTGGTGGAAATTTATTTGTAAAAGATGATTTAGAAGTTGCAGGAACTTCCAATTTTATTGGAACAGCAACTTTTAGAGGAGGAACGATCAACCTTGGTGATGGAAATACTGATGACATTAATGTAAGTGGAGAATTTATATCACATCTGATACCAAATGATGATAATTTATATGATATCGGATCTTTAAGCAGAAGATGGCGCAATGCATCATTTTCTGGGTTAACCACCACCAACACCCTAAATGTTAGTGGGGAATCCATATTTCAAAGTAATATAAGTATTACTGGTTTTGTTACTGTAACTGAAGGTTTATATTACGATTCTGATGATTATGATGGTCCTAATGGTATTGCATACTTTGATAATACCGGAAAGTTAATTGGAGCAGCAAGCACTGAAAATGCTCTTACTGAAACTTATTATATACTTACAACTAATGCGGTAGGAATACCGACCTGGACTTCAGTTATAGACGGAGGTGTTTTCTAATGGCTAAACCAGGAACTAGACAAGAATTAATAGACTACACTTTAAGAAAACTGGGAGCACCAGTTTTAGAAATCAATGTCGCTGATGAGCAGATTGACGACTTGGTTGATGATACTATCCAGTATTTTAATGAACGACATTATGATGGTGTTGAGAGAATGTATTTAAAATATAAGATTAGTCAAGAAGATATTGATAGAGGTAAGGCATCCGGAACAACGGGAGTAGGTATTGTAACAACCACAGGAACTTCTACTATAACTGGAACAGCAACTACTTTCAGTTTTTATGAAAATTCCAATTATATTCAAGTTCCAGATTCTGTTATTGGTATAGAAAACATATTCAAATTTGATACTAGTGCTATATCTGGTGGAATGTTTAGTATTAAATATCAAATGTTCTTGAATGATCTTCACTATTTTGGATCAGTGGAATTACTTCAATATGCAATGACTAAAAGTTACTTGGAAGATATTGATCACATATTGACTACGGATAAGCAGGTTAGATTTAATAAGAGACAGAATAGACTATATCTAGATATTGATTGGAAGGCACAGAAAAAAGATACTTATCTAGTAATTGAGTGCTACAGAGCATTAGATCCTGCAAGTTTTTCTCAAATATATAATGATAGTTTTGTAAAGAAATACTTGGCTGCTTCACTTAAAAAGCAGTGGGGTCAAAACTTAATTAAGTTCCAAGGGGTTAAACTTCCTGGTGGAACAGAATTGAATGGAAGACAATTATATGAGGATGGTGAAAGAGAACTTGAAGATATTAAACAGAGAATGTTCTCAGAATATGAAATGCCACCTTTGGATTTGATAGGGTAATTAAATATGGCACTTAATCCATTTTTTCTTCAAGGCACTAGAAACGAACAATTTCTTGTTCAGGATATAATAAATGAACAATTAAAAATTTACGGGATAGAAGTAATATATCTTCCCAGAAAAATTTTTAAAACTGATGACATTATTAGAGAAATTCAATCATCAAAATTTGATGATTCATTTGCATTAGAAGCATATCTGAATAATTATGATGGATATGCTCCAGATAGTGATATCATGACCAAATTTGGTCTAAGACTAAAAAATGAGATTAGTTTAACTATTTCCAGAGAACGATTTGAAGAATTTATCGTTCCATTTTTGGAAGGTATTAGTTCCGGAATTAGAGATGGATTGATTACAGACTATGATTTTGCTGATTTAATTAGTAGACCGAAGGAGGGTGACTTAATATACTTCCCTCTAGGAGAAAGACTCTTCGAAATTAAAAGAGTAGAATCTGAAAAACCCTTCTATCAGTTGGGTTCAAATTATGTTTATGAATTGAGTTGTGAACTGTTCGAATATGAAAATGAACTTATCGATACTTCTATAGAAGAACTTGATAATACTGTTAAAGATGAGGGATATATTACCAATCTTGTCTTGGTTAGCACTGCCACAACTGCAACTGCAACTGCAACCATTGCAACTGGTGCCATTTCGGAAATATTTTTAAACGATGACGGATCTGGATATACTTCAACACCAACAGTAACTATAACTCCCGCACCCGTTGGAGGAACTAATGCATCAGCAGTTGCAATTACAACTTCCGTAGGTAATGTTAAATCTATTAGAAGGTTGGAAATAACAAATGCTGGTGCAGGATATACTATTGCCCCAACAATATCTTTCTCTGGTGGAGGAGGATCAGGTGCGGCAGCAACTTGTTCTATTGGGGGAACATTATCAAGTTTACAAACAGTTTCAATAACCGGATCCGGTGTAGGATATGCTTCTGCACCAACTGTTAATATTATTGGATCAGTTGGATCTGGAGTAACCGCAACTGTAGTTGCAGGAATAACATCTACAACGGTTTCAAGTGTAAGAATCCTAAAACCAGGAATTGGTTATACCGAAGCACCTACAGTTGAATTTAGCAATTTCCCAACAGTTGGTGTCGGAACATTTAAATATAATGAAGAAGTCGTTGGTCAGACATCAGGAACTACAGCAAGAGTTAGAGAATTTAAAACAGTTATTTCTGCAACTCCTGGGGTTCTTCCAATAACTTCTATGCGTGTATCCCTAAATACTGGTAAGTTTTATGTTGGAGAGACTATCGTAGGATCTTCATCCTCGGCATCATATACTATTAAATCTTATGAGGATGATAGTTATGAAAATCCATACGACGTTAATGAAGAGATTGAAACAGAAGCAGACAACATATTAGATTTTACAGAATCTAATCCATTTGGAGAATATTAATGTTAGGAACTTATTTTTATCACGAAATTATAAGAAAAACTATTATCGGTTTTGGAACACTGTTTAATGATATTTTTATTAAACACACAAAATCTGATGGTAGTATTTTGGATGAGATAAAAGTCGGTCTCTCTTATGGACCAATGCAAAAGTTCCTGACTAAAATTCAAGAACAGGCAGATTTAACCAAAGCAACTGCAATAACTCTTCCGAGAATGTCATTTGAAATGACTACGATCCAATATGATACGACCAGAAAGGTAGGAGTTACTCAAACTTTTAAAGCTTCTGATGGGACTAATCTAAAGAAAGTTTACATGCCCGTTCCTTATAACATTGGATTTGAACTTAATATTTTTAGTAAACTGAATGATGATGCTCTACAAATTATAGAACAAATTTTACCATTTTTTCAACCTTCATTCAACTTAACCGTAGACTTGGTTAGTTCAATAGGAGAAAAAAGAGATGTTCCAATTATTTTAGATAGTATTGATTTCCAAGACGATTATGAAGGATCTTTTGAGACTAGAAGAGCATTAATTTATACATTGAGATTTACTGCTAAAACGTATTTGTTTGGTCCAATTGCAGACAGTACAGATGGTCTTATCCGTAAGGTTCAGGTTGATGTGAGTAGTGGAACAAACACATCTACTGCAAGAAGAGAGATGCGATATACAGCAACTCCAAAGGCACTGACGGATCAAAACAATGATGATGTAATAAACAGTGCAGATGATGCTCTCCTTGGTCCTGACGATGATTTTGGGTTCAATGAAGATTGGAATTACTTAGCAAATTCTAAGGACTATAGTCCAACTAGACAAACTGATATTTGACCACTATGACTGATAATTATAATTCTATAGACGAAGCTCTCAATACGGAGAGCAATATTGTTGATGTGAGCGAAACGGCATCAAAGATAGAGGTAGAAAAAAAGAAAGATAATGATATTAAAAAAGATTATGAATATACCAGAGCAAATTTATATTCTCTAATAGAAAAAGGTCAGGAAGCAATTAATGGCATAATGGAAGTTGCTGGTGAGGGGGCTAGTCCCAGAGCATATGAAGTTGCAGGTCAGTTAATTAAAAGTGTTGCAGATACAACAGATAAATTAATTGATCTTCAGAAAAAACTTAAAGATGTGGAAGAAGATACAAAGAAAACTACAAATAACGTGACAAATAATGCAGTGTTTGTTGGATCAACATCAGAGTTGCAAAAAATGTTAAAGCAGGGTTTCCTAAATAATAATACGGATAAAGAATAAGAATGTCCAAGTGTAAATCGGGTTACTATTATTGTTACACTGATAAAAAGTGTAAACCTATTTCAAAGGGTTTGAGGGTGACTGCCAGATTTTCTGGTGGAGGGAAAGAACCCGAAGAGACTGGTATTGACGTGCCTCTCAATGGTAATGGTGAAAATGGTGATAATGGGGGTTCTAATGGTGGCGGCGTCAGTGAAGGAACCTTGCATAAGTGGTTCAAAAGATCCAAATCAAAAGATGGTAAGAAAGGTTGGGTCAATGTTGTAACAGGTGGAACCTGTGCAAGTGACGAACCTGGTGAAGGAACTCCTAAGTGCGTCTCTTCCGCAAAAAGAGCAAGTATGAGTAAGGCAGAGAGACTTTCTGCTCAAAGAAGAAAGAAGAAAGCAGATCCTGGTCAGCAACAAAAATCCGGTGCTGCAAAACCAACATATGTTTCTACAGATTCTAAGAAGAAAATGAAAAAAGAAGAAGTTGAAGTAACAGAAGCAAAAGACAAAAAAGGCAAAGGTAGTGGCACCAAAGATGCCTGCTATCATAAGGTCAAGTCACGTTATTCTGTCTGGCCTTCTGCCTATGCATCTGGGGCATTAGTTAAGTGTCGTAAGGTCGGTGCTGCTAACTGGGGAAATAAGTCAGAGTCTTATGAACTATCAAACTGGAGAGATGATTTTAAGGCAACTGAATATGAATTTATCGATCTTATCAAACCAGAATCAATTAAAGGTGGTCAAGAGCAGATTGATGAAGGTCAAAAGTGTTGGAAAGGATATGAGAAGAAAGGAACCAAAAAGATGTTTGGTAAAACTTATAATAACTGTGTGAAGAAGGAGGAAGTTGAATCTAAAATTGGCGGTGGCAATTTGAAAAAACTCTCAACAAAAGCTGCAAAGAGGATTGATGCAGATGTTGATGGTGATGTAGATAGTTCAGATCCAAAAGCATCGGAAATGGGAGAATTTATTCCTTCACCTGATGGAAAGAAAAAAATTAAAACAAAGGCAAGATTTGAAGGATTTTCTGATTGGAGATTAGAACTTGACGAAGGTGCTGCCTGGACTAAGAAATCAGGAAAGAGTGAGTCTGGTGGATTAAACGAAAAAGGACGTAAGTCTTATGAAAGAGAAAATCCTGGTTCTGACTTGAAGGCACCTTCAAAGAAAGTTGGGAACCCTCGTAGAAAGAGCTTTTGTGCGAGAATGAAAGGCATGAAGAAGAAACTGACTTCTTCCAAAACTGCTAACGATCCCGATAGCAGAATTAATAAGTCCCTTAGAGCGTGGAACTGCTGATATGAAAAGTTTTCAACAATTTCTAACCGAAAGTATCACTATCAATGGTGATTTCAATGGCACCCTCAATGTAGGAGGGTCTTCACCAGAGCAAGCAAGCGAATCTTATTTCGCTGATGTTGTCTGGGAAGGTAAAATATATAGAATGGAGATTGAAGGTTCTATGCCATCTAAGAATGAGTTGGCAGAAAATCTTCAAGGAGAATATCCTGGTGCTGTTGTCCATAACATCTATCCAGCATCTCAGAGTCCTATAAACATTAAAAATACACAAAGATATCGTCCAGAAAGATTGGGTTGGAGTGACTAATGGCTCAGTGGAATAAGACTACACAAGATTATCTAAACCAAGAAAGAAGTTTATTTGAAGTTTATATCTGTGCCGATAGGTATGGAAATATTGATGGATGTCACGGAACTGCAAGCGGCAGTGGTGCATTTGGAGAAACGATTGTTTCTCAAATTACACCAGTATTTCAATTAGATGGATTATATGGGTTAAATTCAGATAGATTTGAAACATATTCATTTGGAACTGGAATCACTACTTCCAGCACTTTAATGCAAGTTGAAAGTGGCACTGGTGCTTATGGATATGGTGTTGTTCGTTCCAAGAGATCTGTAAGATATCGTCCAGGACAAGGTGCTCTCTCAAGATTTACAGCACAATTTTCTGGCATTGCAACAGGATACACTCAAAGAGCAGGTTTCTTTTCTCAAGAACAAGCACTTCAAGTTGGTTTTAATACGAATGGTAGATTTGGTATTCTACGTGAAAATG